TGTATCTCCTTTAGTTAATTCATCTTTGATTGACTTATAAAGACTTTTTGATTCTTTTAAAGTTTCTACTCCGTCAAATCTTCTAAGGATATTTATTTTTTCTTTTTTAGTTGTTGAATGTTCTGTGAACAATCTCGTAGCGTAAGCTAAGTTTGAATTGAATATAGCAACTTCATTAAGTTTTTCTCTGAAAACATTTAATGCTTTTCTATACTCTTCGTTCTTTTCTCTCAACATACTAACTTCTGCGTTTGTAGATTCTACTTTAACACCACTGTTACTATAAACGTAATTTCTGTTGTTAGTTATTCCTTTTCTTAAACCTCTACCTTCTTTTGAACCAAATCCATAAGTTCTTGCTGCTTCTTTAGTCTCGGCCTTTTCAAAACCAGCGTCATCTCTACGAGCTTTTGTAGATTTAAGATTTTTTGAAGCAATTTTACCATGCTTCATAGCTAATCTTTCATCTTCTTTATCTTTGTATCCTTGACCTTCTTTAGTTTCAGCTTTAACAATTTTAGATTTACCTTCCATGTTACCACCTTTCTTGTATTCGAATTTTGCTTTACCAGTACCTACTGATTTAGGACCTTGTTTTTTGTCCTCTTTAAATCCACCTGCAGATTTCTTGTAAGTGAATTTAGGTCCTGAGCCAATTCCAACACCTTTGGGTTTAACGGTTGATTTACCTTCTCCAATGTAAGAGTAGTCTTCCATGTCTTCTTCCATGTCTTCTTCGTCCAATTCTTCTGAATCATAGTCTTCTTCGTCCAATTCTTCTGAATCATCGTCTTGTTCGTCCATTTCATCATAATCATCATAGTCTTCTTCGTCCAATTCTTCTGAATCATCGTCTTGTTCGTCCATTTCATCATAATCATCTAAATGAATTTCGTAAACAACTTCATTATCGTCTTGTTCGTCCATTTCCATGCCTGATTCAACATCTTCGATGTCTACTTCTGATGTGTCTCCGTCTTTAGAGAAAATTGCATCAATAACGTCTTGTACTGATTCGTCTGTTTCTTGGTTCATAATGTCATCCATTTCATTCATATTTATTTCGTCCTCTTCAGACTCACCGAGCTTAACAAGATATTCTGTATCAGCGTCATCATCTGTTAGGTGAATATTGTTACCATCTTTTTTAACGATAATACCATCATCTTCACCCATAGCTTTGAACACTTTCAGAATTTCTTCGTCAGAAGCATCAGTTAAATCTATAGGACTTTCGTCTTCTGAATCCATGTCAATGTCTGTATCTACATCCATATCCATTTCATCATCATCTACATCCATATCCATGTCAACATCTGTATCTACCTCAGTATCTACATCTGTGTCATCGATGTCTGCATCTAAATCTGTATCAACCTCTTCTTCATCATCTTGTTCTGAGAGAGATTCTTTTACTAATTGTTTGATTTCTTCTTTCATAGTTGAATGAAGTATTCCTTTTGCATTTTCGGCGATAGCTTCTTCAACTTGTTTCATTTGAATAAGAGCCTCTTGTACTAAATTTTTATTTTCTTGCATGAAAAATTATTTATTTTAACTTATAAATAGTATCAACTTGAAAAAAGTTGACTTTATATACTAACAAATTGTCTTTTTTGATAATTAAGACCATTTATATATACATCCGATTGTTGGTTTACCAAAGTTGATTCACTAACTAATAGGATATCAAGTGAATTATCTGTATTTTTAATGGTTAAATTAAATAACATATATTTGTAATTTACTATAAATAGTTCCTTAAAACAAAAAAAGTGGTCATAGACCACTTTATTCGTTAATTAACTGAATTTTATTCAATTACTTCATCAATTTTACTTTCAGATACTGACGTTATTCTCCAATCATGTGTGAAACCTTCATACTTTTTGGTAACCTTTGATTCAACATCGGTAACAGAATAACCTTTAACAAGTTTTTCTTCTCTAATTTTTTTAATTTTTCCTGAGTTCTCGTCAGGTAAGTCATACTGAATTTTTGCTACAAAATATTTTTCTTCCATATTTAATTATTTACCTAAAAAATCGTTTAATTTTTTCATTAAGTCAACAGAGTTGTCAACAAATTGATTTGGTTCTTTACGATTTTTTTCTTCATCTAAATTTTCTTCGTATTTATTTCTATCTTCAGGGTTTGAAAATAAGTAAGCTCCTGGTGTTGATGGTGATGATACCAAATCAAAACAAATTAATTCAAAGTCATCTTGAACTTCATTTCTTTCTCCTACCTTTTTAAGTGATCCAACTCCACGAGATGATATACCTAAAGTAACCCCTTGTCTCATTAAGTTTGCGGCAATATCTCCTTTTGTTGATACTACTCCAGTTTCATGAAATCCTGGTGATGTAAGTAATTTTAATTTACCCATCAAAATATTACCTTCCCACCATATTTCTGTGATGATGTGAGATACCCTATCTAAATCAATAAGAGAAGATTCTGGGTGATTTAATTCTGAGGTTGATAAACCTTTAGCAATAGTTTTTTTATAATTTTCAGATTCTCTTTTAAGTATTCTTTCAGGATAGAATCTACCATTTCTATTTGCCGTATCAAATTTTTGAAGAACAGCATAAAATTCAAATGGATTTCTATAATCTAAATTTGCAGCTTCTTTTAAAAATTTTAAATTATGTTTGTCTTTTGGTGAGACATAACCAGCATCCATTTCAATTAAGATACCATGACCAAGTTCATTCGCTTCTAATATTCTAAGATTTTTCATCAAGGGTTTTAAAATAAATATCTAATAGTAGATAGTTTATTGGTTAGATTATTTTTTTGATGTTGAAAAGTCAAAATATTTGTTTTCATTAATGTTATTATTGAAAATATTTTTAATTATTTTTTTAATTGAGTCTTTGATTTCTTGTGATCTAAAGTCTACTTCAATTATAGTATAGATATTAACTTCTAAATTAAAAAATGATTTTTTTCCATGTGATATTCCGCTTGTACGTAGATCTAAATCAACTATACTTTTTTCTTTAAATATCGATGATGGTATTGAGTTAAAAACTGAATGTTTTATTTCTCTACTTAAATTTCCTACAATTCGGTTCCAATTATCTTGTTCAAATTTTGGTGTAACCCATGATTGGATGTTTATGTAGACTGATTTTAAGTTTTTGGAATCTACAGTTCCGTAAGTGGATTTAATTGGATAATACAGATTCATCTTTACACTTTTGCCTTTTTTCATTAATTTTCATATTATTATACGTTTATTTGTTAAAAAATAACACATATAATCCCCATAGTCAAAATTTTTATAAAAAATAAGATATTTTTAATATATGATAATTGTTGAAATAAAAAATAATGAAAATATTGAGAAGTCTCTCAAAACATTAAAGTCTAAAATAATTAAAACAAAACAGAATCAAATTTTGTTTAATAGAAAGGAGTTTAAAAAGAAATCGGTTCTAAGAAGAACCGAACTTTTAAAGGCAATATATATTCAGAGAAAAAAAAATTAAATAGAACTTTCTAAATTTTTTAATTTTAAGAAATTTAATTGGTCAAATTTTTCATTTTTAATTCTTTCAATTGTTTCAGAAATTTTTGTTTTCATTTCAAATTCTTCTTCTTTTTCTAAAATAGAATTTAATTTAACTATAGTACTTTCTCTAAGTGTTTCAAATTTAGTTTCTAAAGTTTCAGTATCTTCAGAAATTAATTGTAAAAATTCTTTTTTATCATTCTCACTTAAATTTTCAATATAACCTCTAAGAGTTTGATTAGCAATACTAACCATTGATTTAATTGGAATATTAATTGTTTCTTTTAACGTCTTTTTTTCTGAAGTTAAAATATTAATAATTTTTTTCTTCGATCTTACTCTCTCCAATAAATTAATTTTATTTATATAAACTAATGTATCAATGTCAGAATATTCATTTTTTGATTCTGATATTGTTTTTGGTAATTTAATATCTTTTAATAATTTTTGTATGATGTTAATACCCTCGTCTAAGAAATCTTTAGCATCAGATTCAGATAACCCCTGAGGAGTAGTTAACTGGTCATATAATGAGTAGACCTTTGACATAGTTTTATTACTCAATACATTATGTTTGAATTCTTTTAAAGATTTTTTAAAATCCGACTCATTCTTGTAGGATTCAATTAAACTTGTTTCAATTATGGATTTTACATGTCCGAAAGTCATTAGTGATAGTTTTCATATAAATATTATGAATTTAATAACTTATCCAATTCTTTTGAAATTTCTCCTAAAGAATCTTGCCCTTGACCTAAATCTAAGAATAATGTACCCTCAATTAAGTTATTTTCAACTAAAATATTGAGACTATCCATTCTTGATTCTGGTGTTACCGCAGCTTCAGCTGGAGGTGCTTCAGTTCCTCCTTCTGGTGGTGGCGGAGCTGCTCCTAAATCACCTCCTCCCATATCTCCACTTGGTGGTGGCTCAGTTGCTGAAGAAGTTGCTGATGCAGTTCCTCCTGTAGATGAACCATATAATTTGTCTATGTTATCAAATATTCCTGTTTTAGTAATAACTGTTGGAGTTGCTTTAAGTTCTTCTCCTACAGCTCTTTCAATTCTTTGTTGTTGTAAATCCAATCTAATTTCTTCATCAGACCATGCAAAAATATGTTTTTTAGCCCATGTTGATGAAGTGGCTTGAATACCATTTCCAGGATCAGCAACGAGATCTTTATAAAGTAAAACTTTTTCTTTCCATACATCAATTTTTAATAAATCAGCTTGTGTAGATGGATTGCTAAGTCCTAATGTAAAATTTGAAAGTTCGTCTTCAAATCCCAATAAAAATAAATGTACAATTGCAATTTTATTTAATTCTTGCAACATACTTTTTTGAATTCTGTTAATTGTTCTGGCAAAACGAATATCCATTAATGATAAATTCTTACCATCACCAACAACTTCTTCAAATCCTAAAAATGCTTTAGGTACACGAAGAGCCGTTAATAATTTCTTTTGAATATATTCAATATCGGCAATCTCAGATAAGTTAGTTGCTCCCGCTAAAGTTTCAATTGGACTTGGTGCTGCGGGGTCTCTAACAGGTACAAAATAATCTTGATCTACAGCCATTTGGTTAAACCTCATATCCACATTACCTGTTTTTTGGTCAACAATTTGTTCTCTTTTGAATTTATTAGCAACACGTTGTACATAAGCTTCAACATCATCATCATTCATATTACCAACAAACACTTTAAAAATTCTTCTTTCAGGAGCTCTTGATGTACGATAAATTAACATCGCATCTTCAGATAACAATAATTGTTTCCAAATTCTTCTTGCTTTTTCTAACATAGAAGTACCATACGGAAGTTTTCTATCATCACCCAATAATCTAAAGTGAGCAATTTCCCATGATTGAAAAGTCATGTTCTTATTTTTCCAAGTAAATTCTAACGCTTTTGGCTTTTCAGGTTTTTCAATATTAACTGTAATTTTTGCACTTGTACCAGCTTCATGTCTTTCAATTTCAATTGTTGGAAGTTGTTGAACTCCGACAATACCCTTTTCAGGATCAAGTTTTAAATACACAAAATTATCACCATACTTACAAGTGTTTCTTGTCCACATTGGTAAGTTAGTATTAATATCTAAAGAATTATTAAATAAATCGGCTAATACAGATTTTATACGTTTTGATTCAGAATAAATTTGTAAAATAAATCCATCTTCATTTGTTGTTGTTGATTCTTCGGCATATATATCTAACGCAGCTGAAATCTCAGGAGTGTATTCCATGGATTCAAAATCATACTGAGCCGAAAGTCTTGTTGGCTCATAGTACATTGCTTGAGAATACATATTATTCTCAACTTTTGCCCATTGACCTGATAAATAAAATGTTTGTTGTGCTTGTAATTTTTCCTTTTCGTATTCATCACGACTAGGGGTACGCAATAATTCTTTTTTATCAAACTTAAAAGTTGGATAATCTTGATTCAACAAAGAATTTGGTCCAAAAGTTTTGGATAAACGTTGCCAAACGGTTAAATTTTGATCACTCATATTGTAATTTTAAGATGTTACTTTAATAATATAAATAGTTATTGTGAATGAAATAACCAAGAGTATTTATTACTAATAAGATACGTTTGCAATAAATTGACATTATGCCTAATAGGGTACAACAAGAATATAAAAAAAATAGTGAAGATAATTTAATAGATGGGTTGTTTTCAACAGAAATTAATGGTGAGTTTATAACAGGCGAAGTTAAAGATTTAATTAAACTAACTAATAATTACCCAGTAGTAAGTTTAAGTATATCAAAAATACCTGATATACCATATCATTCAGACCCTGAGGAAAATATTTATATTATGAATGCTAATTTAAATTACCCAATTATTGTTATAGTCAATAAAGATAAAATTATCGGGGTTTTAGATGGAAATCATAGAATACAGAAAGCGATTTATATGGAAAAAAAAAGAATAAATGCAAAATTAGTTTCACAAAACATGATAAAAAAACATTTCGGAAAATCTAAACTACGAGAATCTATAATAAAAATATTAAAGGAGGAGTTAGATATTAAAAATTACATAAAAAGACGTTCAGATTTAATTGAATCTCTATTAATAGAAAACATGTCATACCTTGAATGTCATAGTTTGGGGGGTTATGAATCGTTTGAAGAAAATGTATTACGAGGCGTTTATTTAGATTTAAGAAATGATTTTGGTTTTTCAGAAGACGAATATGATGACGAATATGATGACGAATATGATGACGAATATGATGACGAATATGATGACGAA